GACATCAGCTCCCAAACAACTGGGAATGGTGTACCGCGACGAGACGTTCATCGGATCCTGTTTTAGGTATGGTGATTACCTCGTCTCAGCGTATCACGTGTTCGCAGAGGGTACTTACTGGAAGACACCAAACTCAAGTTGGAGATCTCCTATTTACGCAGAATCGGTTCGGCGTTTTAAACACGACCTTGATGTAGCGTTTATTCGAATTCCATCTTGTGATCTTACGAAGCTCTCAGCTTATAAGACTTTTACAAGCCCTCCAAACTTAGCCTATGTCACCATTACTGGTTTTGACTACAAAACAGGCGATTGGAAGGTCGGTAGAGGAAATTTGTCTTCTAAGGACGAAACCCGCCATTGTGTCCAACACTTGGTTTCCACCAAACCTGGATTCTCTGGCAGCCCCGTCATCTATGATGGCCGAGTTGTTGGAGTACACATAGGCGCTCGCCCTCATGGCGCTCACAACGTCATGGTCCTGTTCGACATTTTCGCGCATAGGCTTTCTAAAGTTGCTGACATCTACAACGTAGTGTCAAACATCAGAAACTCCGGACAGATTGACGCAGAGTCATCTGAAAAGAGAAGACATTCCTATCGTGATGATGAAGAGGAGTACGAAATACGATTTGACAAACAGATTATGAACGCTATCCGTAGCCGTAGACTTGACTTCGGACTCGGCGAAGCATATGTCAATCGCCATAAATGGGCGATTGAACATGGTTTCGAAGAGTTCCTTGACGAACACGACATGGCTGATTTCGTGGAGACTGGTCAAGTGTCTGGACACGGTTCCAAACTAATGAATGACTTGTTTCGTGAATACGAATTAAGTTTATCTGGTTATAGTCATGAAAGCGCCACCGTTCGCCCGGAGGAGCTTTCAAATTCTCCTGACGTCGAGGATTTTCGTCATGGCTCTCAAGTAGAAGGAGTTCTCTTGAAACAAAGGGCCGTGTCAAACTCGCCGCCGCCTACTCCTGTCTCGAGTGTCACATTGCCTCAGCGCAATATGAGCCCGAGTCTCGAGAGGCTCAAGGAGGACTTGTTCAGGAAGCCCGCTGCTCCAAACCTAAAGGAGGAAAGCAGAAAAGGCCGCCGAAAGCGGTCACGGGCTCGAAAGAACTCCTCGAAAGTAACTTTACAACCGAGGAAGTGAGCGATATAATGTCGTTTTCAAGACCTCCCCGCGGTGACGACGCGCGGTTATCCGCGTATTCCAAACACGTCTCGAGGACCCGGTGCAAACCGTTGGATGCATCTGTTCTAGAGAGAGCAGTGAAAGCGACGGCCATTCAGAGAAGTAAGATTGAGTTAATCACCACTATCGGTGACGACCAAATTGACGACTATGACTCTCTGAAAAGTGCAGTCTTGGACGCCCTCCTCAGTGTTGCCGGCGATAAAACGCCCGGCTATCCACTTAATCTCATTCACGCCAACAACCACGCAGCTATAGTCGCTGACGCCGATTTTATCGTTGATGTCGCGATTGCTAGGCTACACATGTGGTTGGACATGGATGAGGAAATAGACCAGATCATTGAATCAGGTTCTCTCAACATCATACTCTGCGGACTGAAAGATCCATCTTCAGTCTTCATAAAAGACGAGCCACATCCTACAAGGAAAGTGGTCGATGGGAGATACAGGTGTATAAGCCCTGTCTCTCTTCCCGATCAACTCGTCGAGTCTTGTTTATTTACAGAATATAACAAAGTGTTGAGGCGAAACAAGTTCATGAACGGAAGTGCAATTGGAATTGGATTCACAGACAAACAGAACAAAGAGTTCCTTGAGTCAGTCATTAGACTCAATGGACAATTTGGACAACCTGTCTCTGACGACATCTCCGGTTTTGACGGTCTCCACACACCGCAAACTTTGCTTGCCACGTGTGACGTAGATCTCTGGTGTGTTGACGGTCGCCCGTCATGGCACCGAGCTAACAGGAGGTGGGCAAATCTTTGTGCCGCCTCTACTGTCGTAATCGGTGGTATCCTGTACTCCAAGGCGGATATTGGAATGCTGGATTCTGGTTCTAAAGACACTAGCCGGAGAAATACTCTCCTTAGATCGATTTACTCCCACTATATTTGTCTAGTCTCCCATGGTACACCTGCGAAAGCTACGTGCTCCAATGGTGACGACGGACTTATCTGGGGAGTTCAAGATGTTGAATCTTACCTTAACGCCGCCAATGCCTCAGGCATTGTGGTGCGCGACTGTAAGACGTCAGCAGATACCTTAGAGTTTTGTTCTCATAGGTATGTCTATAGCGAGATGAACAAGGCTGAGTTATTGTCCTGGAAGAAGGGAATATACGCCGTGATAACCAGTCCTGGCAAGACTGAATCCGACATCATGCAATTCGTCATGGAGACACGTTGGAATCCTGAACACAAGCGAATCTTGAAATTTGCTCGACAGTTCTTGGATCTCCTACGGTCTTCAGCATGATAGCCTAACGTCGAGTGGACGCTAAACACCCGTGCGACCGGCAGTCGCCGTGCTGTAGGTGCACGTTAAAACCCTCTCAAGCATCCGAGAGGGAAAACCTACATAAGAATTACGAAAATCAATTCTACACGATGCCACGAAGAAGAAACCGCAAAGCTACTTCTAGAAATAGGAGTCGCCATCGCGAGTATGCTAACGTTGTTGCTGGTCTATTGTCTCCGTTCGACGGGGATCAATCTACCATCAGCCCAATTTTCACTCCCCTACCAAACAGGGGGAACCGAGTTTCGTTCACGTATAAGAAACTATATCCTATCACGACGAACGCCTCGGGCCATGCCGTCTTCGGCTTCCGGCCCTCCCCCCACGGAATGAATAACGTGTGTCACCAACCGACTGAAACTACTCCTGGACTAGGAGACTTTGTCTTGAATTACACAGACGACGTTCTTGGAGCCACCGCGACTGACCACTTAGGTCACCTACTGACGATCAGCGCTGGTCTCCATTACATACCGACTTCGCCCGACAATGTCGCCGGAACTATCGTCACAATCAATGAACAAGGTTGGGAAAGAGATTTTGCCCAAATTAACTCTATGACGTATACAGCAGGCGACCTCAATCGAGGTGCCAACCAGCATGTCACCACCAACAGAGAGTTCACAGCTCTTTGTCGCGTACGATCCGAACGAAGCAACACGCTTCACAATAGTGCAGACATGACCAATTCTCATACATATGGTGGTGGTTTTGCCCACGGAGAAGTTGTTTTGCAATTTCTCGGGCCCGCCTCCACAGTCGTCGGTTACGTAGCAGTGGCTTGCCGTGTCGATGGCTACTACAGACTCAATGATGGGAATGTAGCGGCCGGCATGAATTACATTTCTACGGCCCCCATGGAAGCGCCTCATCGCGCCGTGACAGCCTTGTACAAATACTCTAGTGCAAACCATCCGATGATCTTAAAAGGTCCCCTGGATAGTAACCACCGTGAGTTGCGTGAAATCGTATCAAAGCACACTGGAAAACTCGTTAATACGCTCCTAAAACAAGGAGGTGCAGCTGCAGCCGCAGCTGTCACAGCGTATTTTACTGAGAGCCCCCAGTTGAGCGCCACTGCATACAATTCCACTCTAGCACTTGAAAATGCTATATCAGTGGACTAATCAGTGAAGATGTGAGCAGATACACATTAAAACAATCTGCAGGGTAACCTTAGAAACACCACTAAGCGCGTGTTCCCGGTCAGCTAGTATCGAACAAGATACATCCACGGTGAGAACGAACACTCCTG